TGACACCATTTTGACACCACCCCATATTGAGGCGTTATGAATACCGATTCCTTCCGAGTTGAAGTCCCGAAGTTTGGCATGCGTGGCACCTGCTTTTGGCGCCGATACCATTGGTGGTTGCGCCTCACCTCTGAGAAGAAGTTGAAGCGCGTCAGCCTCAAAACCACCGACGCCAAAGTTGCAAAAGCGAAAGCCATTTCCTATCTCACTATTCTTGGGGAGCAAGGTCTCGCCAAGCTCAAAGAGGCAGCCTCCCTCCGCGACACGGCCCCGACCATTGGCCAGATCATCGACCACTACGCCACCGTTACCGACTGCACCACCCACAAGAAGAACACCAACGCCCTCATGCGCGTCATCGCTCGGGCCAAAGGCTGGACGACAGCCGGCGCCCGCGCCATGACCGACGTGGAGAAGGCCAAGGTGATGGCCGTCCGGTCCACCGAACTGACCGCCCAACTCGCCGTGGACTACCAGCGGGCCGACAAGAACGCCATCTACACCAAGGGCACCACACTCGCCGGGGCCAAAGCCGTCTTCGCCCGCACCAAAGATTGGGTCGGCTTCCCGCTGCCCGACATCTCTGGCTTCCTCACGGCATCCAAGGAGGCCAAGCAGAAATACAATCCCAACAGCTTCCAGCACATCCCCAAGGACACGCTCGCCACCATGGAGCGGGAGAGCCGCGCCGATGAGACCCGCCGCCGCGCCTTCATCTGCTGCCGGTATCTCGGCATGACGCCCAAGGAAGTCAGCTATGCCCGCAAGGGATGGATCGAAGACCGCCCGCAAGGCAAGACCATGTGTGTGCGCGAGCGTCCCGATGAGGGTTTCTCCCTAAAGACCGGCGGGGCGCGCGAGCGGGATATTGTCATCGCACCATGGATGGCCGATGCCCTGCTCAAAGCCGACGACTACTTGATCCCGTTGCCCACACCGAACCTTCGCTACAACTACATCCTGCGCGTGTTCAACCTTTGGCTTCGCACCCTAATCCCCGACCGCAAGGGGGCGGCCTACGAATTGCGCAAGCAAGCAGGGTCCGATTGGCTGGAGGCCACCGGCCAGATCAGCCAAGTGCAACACCTTCTCGGGCACAGCACCCCGACCACAACAAGCCGCTGGTATGCGACATGGCAACGCGCCGTGGTCATGCCGCCGGCATTCCAAGAAGAGCCAACAATATGAAACTGCTAACCCTAACACTCGCCGCCGCCATGGTGATGGCCGCTGGATGCGCGCAAACTGATCCGACTGCCTTTCTTAAAAAGTGGACGCCCGAGGAGCTTGCCGAGTATCGGGCGTGGGAGGCCAAGCAACCGAAGATCCGCTTCCAGCCGGGGACCGACATGCTTGGAATCGCCCCTTCGACTGTTGTGTTTCAGGGGTCGGCGCCCGTTCCGCAGCAGGCACCACAACCGATCATTGTCGCTCCGTCTGGAAGTGGAGTTACAACGGCAGGACAAGTGGGAGGAACAACAGTTGTCTCAACCTTTGGAGGCAACGCGGCCCCCATTTACACGCCGCCGGCATACGGCTACTATGGCTACTGACTTTGTCCAAAGTGTGTCTCCTAACCACTAGGACGAGTCCCGCGAGTGCGGGGCTGGGCCGCTCTGGGAAACCGGGGCGGCCCTAATTTTTTAGCGCGGGGGCATTGACTGCCCGAGGGGGGAGTTGACTAGGTTGTTGCGCATGGAGCGCTGCCGGCGGGTCAGGCGGCGGATGTCGTGGCCGAACAGGGCAGACTTCACGGCAGCGTCCACGTCCTCAATGTCTTGGGCGAAGATCCGCACCTTCTCGGTGTCCGGCAGGCGCGCGTAGCGTGGGCTGGCCATGCGCCAATTCATCATGCTGGCCGTGTAGTTGCCCAAGTAATATTGATAAGCACTGATTTGTTCGTTTGTCAGGTCGATGTTCTGTCCGTTGATGGAGGCGCGGTTCTTTACCTGCTTGGGGAACTGGCTGGTCTCGCCGGTGGAGTCCATGAGCCGCGCGGCTTCTTCCAAGACGGGGTTGGCTTTGACCCGAGAGGTCAGCGCCGGATTGAACAGCACATTGAACCAGTGCCATCCAACATACTGATACCGTTCCTGCGCCTGCCCCATGACATCAAGGCGGGGGGGGAATTGGTCGGCCACGCCGGGGGTGTTGGCCGCGATCTGGTTGAAGGCGCGCTGCACCGTTACCGGAACGGCCGAGGATTGGTTGGTTCCGCGCGTCTCTCTCAGCGTGTTATCGTAAAGGAGTTGGTTGGCTTGGCGGACAAGCTGCGGGACAAACATGGAAGGAATACCGGCGACCGTTCTGGCCACGGCGCCGATTACGCTCTCCGGTCGGCGGGTGTCGAGCTGGTCGATAAAGCTGGAAAGGCCAGACAGCAGCGGAAGATCCAGCAGTGACTTGGCGCCGGCCGCAAGACTGATGGCCGGCATGGCTGCCTTGGCCGCGAGGCCTTTCTTGATGCCATTGCGGTCGTTCTGCTCAACCATCTTGGCCAACTCGGCACCAGCAGCAAACGTGATGGCGAGCGGTTGCGCCCAGTCGTAGGACAGGATCACATCGCCCTCGTCCGTTTTTTGCGGTGTGCCCCACGCCATGGTCGTAAGCAGCCGCTTGAGGGCTGTCACGTTGATCCGGTATTGTCCCATGCCCAGTGACCGGCGCATTGCCTCAACATCATCATCGTCCTCCTGACTGGCCGTGATGACACCCATGGCATACAGGTAATACCCCGCCGCATAGATGCCTGTTCCTCCGAGGGCTTTGGTGAATGCCTCGGCGAACTCTCTTGTGTCCAGTGGCTTGCCTGCCCTTTGGTTGCTGGCCTTCCAAAGAATGCCGTTCATGCCTTGATGGAGGTTGATGATTAGCCCGAGGGGGGACCAACTGATGGCCGCGCGAGCGATGGCGCCGGGAACCTGAGTGAATGCCATGAGCGCCGTGCCGAATCCGAATTGCTCGGTCGGCTTGACGCCGGGGATGAAGTAACTCAGCAGCTTCGTGCTCATCCTGTTGAGCGACGAGCGCCACTTGGCGGCCTCCCTGCTGATCGTGTTAGCGTTTTGGTAGATGGCACCGGCCGCATCGGCAATCGCCCCTTCGATGTCCTCTGGCGTGTGTCGCCCCGTCCACTCGCCCATTTGCTTGGCTCGCGCCTCGCGGTTGGCCAGCGATGACTCCAGTGCAGACTTCCAGAATGCGCGGTCAGGTCCCCCGAGGGCGATGGAGAGCGATGTCTCCAGCATCCCCATGAACTTGCTGCTAAAGATGCGGCGCCCGACCTCCTTGGCATCGGCCACTTCAAACTTGTTCTGCGTGGTCAGCTTGGAGAGCAGGCGCAAATGGTCGATACCGGCCGCAAGGTTCTGGCTGAATGGGGCCTGCGGGTTCTGCTTGGCGTTCCACTCAAAGCCTTTCCTTACATCGTAATACGGGGTGAGCAGATGCTTGAGTCGGCCCGACTTCACGCGGTCTCCGGTCTTGCCGTTGCTAAAGATGCCGGCCCGCCCCGTGGCCACGTTGATGGCCGTGTCCTTACCGGCATTGGCCACGAACTGGATCACGTTGCCGCCGATGTTTCTGATCCAAGTCTTCGGCGAGAACAGCATCATTATGTAGCTGAACGCACGCACCTTCACCCAGAAGTCCACCGGCACAAGGCTATGGATCTCCTCAAAGATGCGACCGGCAATGACGAGCTGCATGTCTTGGTCGCCCTTGGCCTCTTTAAGCTGTGTGGTTAGGCCCTTCAGTCGCGCCCCAAGTTCCGGCGTCATGGTCGGCAACTTGGCGATAAGCGAAAGCTGCGCAATAAAGTCATCGTCCGGCATGCCTTCGCCGTTCAACTTCTCAACCAGCTTGCTCCAAGACCTAATGAGCTTCTGCTCTTTCGGCTTGCGCTGTGTGGCAATGGAGCGGCGGGCCTCGTCGAGAACCTTGTAGAACTTGCTGGTGATGGTAGCGGAAAGCGAATCCGCCTCGCTCTTGCTAATGCCCGCCCCTTGCAGGATGTCCGAGATTTGCTTGGTTGCCTCGGCCTTGGTTGCCTTGCTCATCAAGACAGAGCGGACAGACGATAGCCTTTGCTGGCTCTCTTTCTTGTCGGGGATTCTGCGCTTGATCTTCTGCGCAATCTTCTCGCCCCCGTGTTTGCCCTCAAGAATGACATCGTGCGCGATGTTCCTGCGGGTGTCGGGCATGCCCTTCTCCGTTTCGGCGATGTCGTTCTGCGCCGCGCGGATCTGGCCCTGCCGTTCCTCGGGCAACGTGTCGATGTATTGCTCGATGACTTGATTCGCGTAGAAGACGATGCCCTCCGGTGTCAGTCGGGCCAGCATGGCGAGGACACTGATCGTCTGCCCCATGCTGGTGGCGCGGCGGGACATGATGCGAACGACTCTCGCCTGCCGCTGGTGCTCTCCCATCGCCCCAAGTCTGGCGGTCAACTCAAGACCGATGCCAAAGTCTATCGGTGTCGGCGTCAGCTCGTCGCTGGAAAGATCAAGGATGCGCTGCTCTGCTGCGTCTAGTCCGCTTTCGTTTATCAACGCTTTGGCCTGTTCGGCTGTCCCTTCAAGCGTGATCGGGATGTATTCGCTGCCAAGTTCCGCCTTGGCTTCCTCGGTAACGGCGGCATTGGCCTTCGCCTTCTGCTCAAACTGTCTCGGCTTGGCCTTCGGCCGCACATCGCCAACCGCCCCGGTCGTGTCGCTGTAAGGGCTGTCCTTGTAGGCTTGGACAATGCGATCAAAGACCTGCTTCAAGAACGAAGCAATGCCTTGCCCGAACTCCTTGACCATCTGGCCGGCCCACTTGCCGAAGCTCATGCCGGCGCGGTAGATCGTCTTGCCGTATTCAAACAAGTCCTCGACGATGGAGAGATCAATCGCGCCGCTTTGCGCGGTCATGTTCTTGATGCGGCGGCGGGAGCGTTGGGCTGGGGTGCCTTGGCCGGAGCGAATTTCCGCGCGAAGCTGGAGCGCTTCAATAGTTCTCGCCGCTGCCTTGCCCGTCGGAGTGTTCGCCCCCGCTTGCTTTATTACTGCCTGTTGGTCTTGGATTGCGCCCTCTGTCCCCAGTGTTTCCTCAAGCACCATTGCATAGTTATCAATCTCGCGGTTGGTTTCTGTCGTTGATACGCGCGGCAAGGTGTTGGACACCGGAGCAGATAGCTTAGACAGGCGGGTGATTGCCTCCTTTATCGACTCCCCTGTTCTGATGATTGAAAAACTTCCGTCGCCGGGGATGCTGACATTGACGCGCTGGCGCCCTTTGTCTCCCGTCTTGGCGACTTCTGCCAGTTCAGCTTCAAGCTGCGCGATGACGCCATCTCGCACGCTTTTGGGGACAGGCATTGACTGGTCAACTGCGGCGGCCTCCATTTCAGTCGCCACTTTTTTCGTTGCTGTGGCGGGGGATTCTTTGGTCGTTACTTCGGGACCCTGTTGCGCCTTCGCTTGTTTCTTGGCGTCCCACCAAGCGACTTCGTATGCGAGCTTAAAATTTTGCGGGACCGAGCGTTTTCTTTTGCGCGCAGGGTCTACCGCGTCTTGCGCCCCGAGCATTTTGTAATAGTCAACGCCACCCGTGGGGGCTTCGTCTGCCGCTGGCTGCGTCACCGGTTGCGGTTCTTGTGCCACGACCGGCGCCTGCTGTTGCGGCACACCAGAAAACACATCCGCCTCCGTATCCATCGTGGGCGCGGTTGCCGTGTCATCGGCAAGGTCAAACTGAAATGCCGGCGCCACCGGCGGCTCCGTCACAATCGTCTCGCTCGGCTCTTGGACAACTTCAAAGTCATCGGGGTTGATGGCGGGTTCGGCGGTAGGGGATGCTTCCTCTGCCGGCGCGGCTGCCGTGGTCGCATCGCCAAAGACTTCTTCCACTACCACCGTCTCAGCGGCGGGTGGGGGAGTGAAGGGGGCGGGTTGGGGGCCAACGCTCATCGTCGGGGCGTCGGCCCTTTCGATGCGAGGGGCAGCCATGCCTTCGGCCGCTCCGACAGGGGCGCCGGCCATGAATCCAGACAGGCCCTCCATCGTGGCCGATGACGCCACTCCACGCATGGTCGGGACGGCATAGCCCTCACGCTGCAAGGCAATGTTGGGAGCCATGGCTTCCTGTCCGCCTTGGAATGCTTCGGGGATGGCCTCGGATACGCCAGTCTTGACGGCGCCGGCCACCACGCCACCCGTGACGCGGCCACCGGACTTGCTGATGGCATTGCCAAGGATCTTCTCGGCGCCGAACAAGGCGTCCGCCGCACCAAGGCCAGCGGCAAGCAGGAGCTGGTCAATGTTCTGCCCGCCGTAGCTCTGGGCTTCCAGCGCCACACGGTCGGCTTCTTCCTCGCTCTTTCCGGACTGCAACAGGAAATTCTTGGTGTCTTGGTAGATGCTATCCTTGACGATGCCCGTGTTCATTCCGGCGCCAGCGCCAGCTTGCACCGCCTGCACGCCTTTGGCGCCAAGGCCGAACGCCCTGCCGGCAACGCCTGTCGCCACAATGGGGGCCATGGTGCCGAGCGATTGGGCGGCAGTATCCAGAGGGGCAACGGCGAACGCCCGCGCGCCGGCCTTGACCTGCTCCCACACGCCCTTGTCTTGCGCCTCCTGCATGATGCGCGCCACCTCTTGCTGGTCGGCTTGGGCTTCGGGCGAAAGGGATTGGCGGTAGAACTCTTGGTAGCTGGCCAACTCCTGCGACACAGGGTTGTTTGCCCCGAACAGATCGGTCATGCCCTTGAGGCCCGTGATGACGCCACCCGCCGCACTGACGGGAAGGTCTGCCGCCTGACGCCAAAATCCGCTGCCTCCGGCTGGCTGGATTTCAATATCGTCCAGCGTCAACCCCGCCAAGGGATCTAGCTCAATATCCCCCAGCGTGATGTCATCAAGTGTTGCCATTAAGGAGTGATTACAAGAACCCCGCCAAGTTTAGGGACGCGGTGCGTGCCAACGGGCATGTTAGTTCCAAAGCGTTGCGAAGCCTCTGCCTGAGTCATGGTGTATGACGGAGTCGGAGCGGGTTGCGGGGTGGGTGCCGCAGTCGGCGCATTGGTCGTCGCCATTCCGCCACCGGCGAGCGGGGCGGGGGCGCCGCCTTCGGTTGAGTAAGGGTCTGCCGCATAGCCTCGCAACGGCTCACCTCTCACCACTTGCCCCTGTGCGTTGGTGGTCATCGGGGCGATGGCGACAGCATTGGTCCCGTCATAGCGGGCATACATGCCTTGCTGCGTGTTTAGAATCTCGGGGTCAAACTCGGCTTTGACCATCGCGTCCACCTTCTTTTTTCGGTAGTATTCCAATTCTTTCTCGATTTGCGCGCCCATGGCCGGCGAGACATAGTCTCCCTTCTTCAGTCCGTAGACGATTTTGGCGTATTCGTGTTTGTCCATATGCGTAATTACTCAACGCGCCAGCCGCCGGGGTCCCCACCCGCGCTCGCGCCCCACGTCTTCTTGTATTTGTCCCACGCCTGCGCCTGCGCGGCGGCAGACTGTCCGGCGTTGTAAGACTGGAACATGGGCTGAACCAAGGCTTGGTAGATGAACGGGCGGGTCTGGTCATCTAGTTGGTTGTATTTGTTTAAGAACCCTTTAGGCAAAGCACCGATGTCGGCCATAGCGCCCATGGCGGTATCCATTCCCTTCAATGCGGCACTCTTGTCTTCCATGCCCTGATACATCTCCGCAAACTGCGAAATCGCAGAGACCATGTTGTTGGTATTCTGCTGCCCCTGCCTTTGCAGGTTCTGCTGGTTCTGCATCTCAAGCGACCAAAACTGTGCTGGTGTCATATTATGTTTTTCTTTCTGTTGTTATCTAAAGAACGAACCGCCGAGGCTTCCGGTGGCACCGCCAAGCGAGCTTCCTAGCGCCACGCCCATGGGGACACTCATGCCGCCAGTAGGAGCGGCCAATAGGGCGCCAACGCCAGCGCCAAGCAGCGCTCCGCCAGCACCCATCGCTGTCCCGATGCCTCCACCAGAACTAAACTGCCCACCCGAATAAACCGGCTGCAAGTTAGTCTGCGCCAGTTGCGCTCCGAGCGATGTCATGTTGGACAGCGGTGTGCCAAGGCCAGCGATCATCATGCGCGGATCTGTTTGCAGTCCGAAGTTGTAAGAGTCCTGCTGCACGCCGAGTTGGCGGGCGCGCTCTTGGTCCGCCATCTGCGCCGACGTGCCCAACAGCCCCATATTGTAGCGGTTGGTGTTGTCGAGCTGCTGCGCGTTGAACTGGTTGTCGTTCTGGTCGAGCTGGCCTTGGGCCATTGACATATTCGCCGATGTTTGCTGATTGGACATCCTAGCGCGCATCAAGGCGTCGAGGTTTGCCGTGCTCAAGCCGAGGCCGGTGCGTTGGTTTGCCGCCGCCGCTTCCAGCGCGCGGTTGAAGTTGAGCTGCTGCCGCTGCAAGTCTTGGTCTTGCACGCCCTGCGCAAAGCCCATGTCTTGGAACGCGCGCTGCCGCGTGTAGCGGTCGCGGTTGAGAAGCTCTGCTCCAATGGCGGCGCTGCCGGTTGCCATGCCGCGAGCGGCCATCCCTTGGCGGGTTGCCTGCGTCACATCGCGGGAGTCCTGCGCGGAGAGACGGCCTTGCAGCTCCATACGGCGCATCGCCTCATTCATCAGCGATCCGCCAAGCTGTCCGGCACCCACCTGCTCTGCCGCGATGTCGGCCACGCGGTCGGCGCGTCCGGCCTCCACATCGGCCACGCTTCCGAGTCGGGTTCCGGCTGAAGTCTGCGCTGTGATCCCTCGTCCGAAGGCGTCCTGCGCGCGGCTGTATTCGGCTGTCGAGGTTTCTGCGCCTTTCATGGACGAGAGCAGGCCATCGCGCGCGGCAAACTGTTCGGGGAAGGCCGACTTCAGCTCATTGATGGGACGGTTTTTTATTTCGTCGAGCTGCGTATTGAACTCGCCGAGCTTGGTCGTTGCCGATGTCGTGAGCTGGTTGTAGCGATCCTCGCTGACCCACTTCTGCGCCGAGGGATTGTAGTATTGCGTGGCGCCGGTCTTCGGGTTGACGCGGGTTTTCCACTTGCCAAGACCGTCGAGTTGCTTTTGCGCAGCCGTGGCACCCTTGGTTGCTTTGTTAAAGTCTCCCGCATAGATGACAGCCCCCGGCTGTGTCAGCGTGTTGAGATTAAAGCCCAAATTCTTGCCAGCCTCACTGCGCTGCACATTGCCAAGCACTGGCGTGATCTGACGGATGCCGCTGATCGTGTTGGCAATTTGATCAGCACCCTGCTGCAACGTGCCTGCTGAATTGTAAGTTGGAGCCTGCGCCCCGCTACCGCCAGTCATGCCGATAAGGAGCGGCGATGCCCACAGCGCCATGTTGATGAGGTCGTATAAGTATTCCATAGTATTATTGTCCATTCTTGTTGATCCACGCCAACGCATCATCGTGCGCTGTGTTCCACTTCCAAAAATCTACACTCATCTGGCGTGCCGCCTCATGGCCGCGCAGCACCGTCACGATCATGGGCACTAGCTGAATGCCGAGGTTGCGCAGTGTAAGAGCGTAGGCCCGATCCTGCGCGTCACCCTTCTCTAGCTCCACCGAATCCTTCCATGCGTTGATGCCTTGGATGAGGAGCGGGATGAAGAACGCCTTGTGCGCGTTGAAAAACTCGTTGCTCGGCAGCGTGACCAAGGCGCTCCAGAAAGCGGCGTCCACATCGGCCTGCGCGATCTCCTTGTCCCTGTCGGTCAGGTCGTCCCACAGCTCGCAGAGCGTCGAGACGGCGACATAAAAGCTGACCGCCGACTGGTTGCCTCCGAAGAGTCCCAGCAGCTTCGCGTCGCGCTCCTCGCGCCATGTTGGGGTGTCGAAGGTCATTGGTTAGCCTTCATACATGATGTTAATATTGCCTGCGTCGAAGTTGCTTGAGCACTCTATGCGAACTCTGTCTAAGGGTGCCGATAGCGTTTTTGCGCCAGATGAAACACATAGTATTGCCGTGTTTCCGCCTGACAGTATCCCAGAGCCAGCCCACGTGTTCCCCGTTACCCTTGTTAGCACAAAATGGCCGCCCATAAAAACTGATGCGTTTGCTGGGCCGTTAAACGTAAACGATCCCGTTTCGCTTGCTGTTGCTACAGCAGTTGCGGTTAGGCGGCTGCCGCAGCCAACGTAGGAACTGGTTTCTATTCCTCCGCTGTCTCCAATAAAAACTTTAATTGGGTTTGTTCCATTAACTGATACCCCATCAAAAGATATTGTGACGCGATTTGCCCAAGAAGGTATTCCAGTAAAATTAATTTCTGAACCACTTGTGCTTGCCTGAGAAGATGCCATCGTTGGTGGCTGTGACAATTTTGCAGGCGTCACCGCAGCGTTTGCAATTTTTGCTTCTACGACTGCGTTAGACGCAATTTTGGCCTCTTCTACAGCATTGGCCGCAATGGCGGCAGCCGCAACAGATGACGCCGGAAGCGTAAGCGTTTTAGTTGAAAGATTAAGCGTGTTTGCCAGCATTGCATCTGTAACCGACGTGTTTGGCATTGTGACGGTTTTGCCCGTCAGGTTTAAGGTGTTTGCCAACATCGCCGCCGTCACAGAGGTGTTCGGCAGCGTCACCGTGTTGGTGCTGAAGTCCAGCGTGCTCGCCAGCTTGCTCGCCGCTATGGCCGCATTGGCATCGATGTCTGCATTGACGATGCCGGTGACGGTTGCGTTGTCCACCAACTGATGAATCTTCAGCGGCGTGACCACCTCACCCGATGCGAATGTTTTTCCTTTTGTGACTGTTGCCATAATTTAGCTCCTTGTTATTGCCGATGTTCCGGCCGGTTGTTTGATCGCCGCCTCGACGGCCACGGCGCGGATGCTGGGACGGCCCGCAGTGCTCTCCAGCACCAGCTCGCAGTAGTTCGCCATGGCGCGGATCGGGCCTTTGAGCGTGTAGTCCTCGTCGTCGCCGGAATTGTTGGCCTGCGAAAGAACGTCAATCGTGTTATCGGGATTGACCGTCACCGCACGCATCCGCACGGACGCTTGGTGCGGCAGCCATGCGTCGCTAAGGGCGCGGACAAATCGCTTGCTGCGAAGGTCGTTGAGCGAATACCGGCGGGTCCGCATGCTGGCAGCGACCGGCGTGAGCGCAGTGCCAGTTTCGCCGCTGTCACCCAGCTCCAGCTCGTCTAGCAGGAATAGCCTGCCGTTGCGGCTGGCGGCGAACAGGCGCTGCTCGCGGTTGTATTGGCTGACCAGTAGGTCTTCGATTGGAAAGTTGTAGATGTCGCGGCTCTCCCACCGCTCGTTGAGCGCCGAATAAATAAAGAGATGATAAGGGTCATCAATCGTGCCGGTCGGGACGGCCAGCCAGTAGCGGTTGTTGAACCACTTTCCGATGGCGCGGGATGCAGCCTCGCCGCTGATGCCGTCAAACTGGTCGCTGATCTCATCCGATAGCGGGCGCGTGTCGCCACGCAGTTTGAGATCCAACCGCGCATCAAGGCGGTAGACACCGCTGTCGGAGAGGAAATAGACATATTGACCAGCCGTGGCGATGGATCGGCGGGCCACGCAACCGACCTCGTCGGTCAGGAGCTGCAACTTACTGACCGGCGTATCGACCTCAAACGACTCGCCATCGGTGGAGCTGAAGTCATTGAGCGTGGCCAGCCAGATGCTATTGCGCAGGAAGACCAGCGCCTGCCCCTCGACCCACGGATGGATGCCGACGATATAGTCGTTGCTTCCCTCATTGGCGCGGAACGAGGAAAAGAACGGATCAAACAAATCGGGGTTGAGCGTGTCCGAGATCATCACGCTGTCGCGGCCGTCCGGCGCCCAGATCCGGTTATTGATGTAGCTGGCCCATCCAATGCCCTGCATGCGGCGGAAGGTCACGCCTTCGGACGGAATGCCGCGTGCGGCGCGGACGAAGTTTCCGCTCCCGCCGTCGTAGTAGATGGGCGGCTTGATGCGTGTGACAGTGCGGCCGGTGGTGGTTGTGTCCTGCGCCGTTCCGCTTGGAACTGTCACAGTGAAAGAGTTTGTCGAAGCGGTCGCCACTTCGTATTCGATGGCATCAAACGCAGGGACTGTGCTTCCAGAGATCCTCACTGTGCTTCCGGCTAAGTATCCATGCGCCGTGCAGTTGACCGTAGCCGTTGTTCCGCTGACGGTGATGCCGCCGGATGTTATGCTTTTCGGGCCGTAATCCGTTGCGCCTTCTGCCGTCATGTCGCCAGTGGCAGCACTTGGAATGCTTGCAGCCAGCGTGTAGGTGAAAGTGTTGGGCGAAAGGTAAGTGACCGTGTAGGTGCCATTGTAGCTGCTGGGCGAGGCGCCGCTGATCCGCACCGACTGTCCGGTCTGGTAGCCATGGCCCTGCACGGTCGCCGTGGCGGTTGTGCTCGTGCTGGTCAGCGTGGTGATCTCCTTGGCCGGAGCAAACTCAGGCGCTTTACGAAAGATGTAGAGGCGGTCAAAGGCTTGCAGGACACTCACCTCGTCGCCGTCCTCGATGATCTCATCCGCGCTGGTCGGGTAGTTCTTGGAGAAGGGCTTGGCGCCATCCCGCCAGAAATACGCCTTTGATCCACCGGCCAGCACAATGTATTCGCGGGCGTTGTCCACATTCGGCGAGCTGAACACTCCCATCGCATAGATGCCTGCCGCGTAATTGCTCTGCACCACCGGTCCATCGTTGACGATAATCGTGCCGGTCGCCGGTGTCGCGGGGCTGCCAACCACATCGAAGGTGAAGGTGTTGGCATCCGTCACTGTGACCGTAAAGTCGCCGTTGTATTCGCTTTGGCTGGCACCGCGCACGTTGATAACATCTCCTGTGGTGAAGCCATGGCCGGTCAGCGTGACTGTTACCGTCTGCGAAACGCGGGTCATGTTGCCTGCGCTGACCGTCTGGTCGGTGCCAAGGGTGAAGTCGAAAGCGAGTGGCGGGACGGCGGACGTGTCCACATCGTCGGCCAGACGTTTGGCACCCTTGCGGGTTTGCGCCACGCCCCTGTCCAAGCGCATGTTAACGCTGTCTTGCAGCATGCCTGCGGGTAACGTCAGCGGGTTCAAGCGGCTGGCGAAGCCGATGAAGCCGTTGTCGCCGTCGCGTTGGACTGGACTCTCTAATGCCATTAGTTAAGTGCTGCCTTGAGTCTGCTTTTGAACCGCGCCGCGTCGGCGGGGCTGATGTCGTTCTTGCGATTCGGGGCGATCTGTTGGTGAGTCACAATGCGGGACATGGGGATGTGCCAGCGCTTCATGCGGGGCACGATGTATTGGATGGCGCTGTCCATCGCGTCTTCACCGAGCGGGTCTTCGTAGGTGTCGCCGTCCCACGCCACGCCGAGGGAATAGCTGTTGCAGTCCGGCGCGCCCTGCCATGAGCTGATGCCTGCATGCCAGCAACGCGCCGTATCGTCGGCGAGGACGGTGCGGTTGCCGTTGCGGGCGATGATGACGTGGTAGGACACTTTGCTCTCAGGGTTCATGCACCAAGAGACGGAGCCGTTGTAGCTACCGCTGGTGTGGTGCAACACGATCATGGTCGGCGTGATGGGTCTGCCGCTTTTGTTCGGGGTGTTCAGTCTGCGCTCGTCGTAGGCTTTGCTCGCGGCGGGTGTTGAGACGGTTGTGGATTCTAATGGCAAGCTCGGCGAGGCTGGCGCTGGGCCAGTCGCGGACTTTTTGCCAAACAGATTCTTGATCCACTTCCACATGCGCTTACTTAGCGTGGCCTTTGGGCGGCGGGTTGACGGTGACGGTGGCCTGCTGCTTCAAGAAGTCATAGCCGACCGTCACGCAGCCAGCCGCAGCGACAGCCCAGCTCACGGCGAGGATCGCAACTGCAATGAGTTTTGTGGCGCGGGCGTGGCTCATGGAGTCAGAGGCGGGCGTTGTTGTCTTTGGCAACGAGCAAGCCCCAACCGGCGAGCAGGCTCGCGGCGATGAGGCCGAGGTCAGGGATACTGCCGTTGGCCAAGAACTCGCGGCCAGCGGTGCTGAGACTTGCGATGATTGTGAGGACTCCGAGGAGTGATGTTTTCCAGTTTCTCATTTGTTTGCTTTCTGTTTTTTGCGGAGGTCGTGAAGGACCGAAATTAGGGTGACAACGCCGACCGCGAGGCCGACACATAGACCGGCGACTCGCAGGGTTGTTTCTAGGTGAGGGAGCATTGAGAAGACGCTTGAGCCGATGCTAGTAACCGTTCCAAGCACACCCTTCTCGGTGGTGCTCATGTTGTGATGAAAATACGACAGGCTCATCGTCCGTCTCCTCAATGGTTTTACTTGCGGTAGGCGATGACCGTGCCGCTGTGCAGCTTGATGGCACTGAACGAGCCGTCGAGGGTTGTGCCCGCCTTGATGAGCGCGGCGCTGGCCTCGGTGGCGTTTGCGGCGCCGGTGAGGTTGCCGGTGAGCGTGTGGAACTTGGTGTCGGTCATCACGTCGATGGAGACGATGTCAGCGGTGACGGTGTTGGTGTCGCCGATGAATTGGCTGCCGGACGTGCGGTTGGTGATGCGGGTATTCGGGTGCATAATTTAGTATTGGTTGACGCGGGCGGTCCACATGGACGGCTGGTTTTGCTGGAAGTAGTATTTGTCGCGCTGCGCGATCAGCTCGGACTCGGCCATCTGTTCCATGGCGAGTGCTTTGTCTAGCTGGCCGTCTTCGGTGAGGAGATCCGAGGTCAGCATGAGTGCGACTGCTTTTGCGATGACGGCGGGCACGGTCGCGGTGAGGTTGCTTGCGCTGTATTCGGTTGGGCGGATGCGGAAGTTGACCCAGACGGTGGTTGGCAGGTCGGTGCTTTGCGGGAATCGCACGTTGTCGCCCAAGAGCGTGTAGCCGATCTGGCGGGGTGCAACGTGTGTCGCAGGGTTGTCGCGGAGGACGGCGAAGACTTCGCCCATGGGCGTCTGGCCGGATTGCTCGTAGGGAATGAAGTAGCCGTTGGTCTCGTCGCCTTCGACGGTGCGTTCTTCGACGCGCATGAGTTCTGGCCAATCGGTCCACTCCCAGCAGTCGGCGATGCGCTCGTTGGCGGCGGCGACAAGCATGGTTCGCGCGCCGGATGGGATGGCGTCAATGGTGGACGCATCGTTGCCGACACGTTGCCATGCGCGGAGCAAGATAGATTGTAGAGTTACTGTCCTCATTGTTCGTTTAATGACGCCACAGCCTCCGCACTCGCCTCCGCAAAGGTCGCCTGCGGCTGGCCGAAAGCCTCCGCTGGTGCGGGTGTGGGGTTTGCGGCCCATGAAAGCATGACGCCTTCAAGCCATTGCTTCGCGGCGGTCATCTTCGGGCCGAGGGGCTTGCCTGCTTGGAGGAGGGCCATTTCAAAACGCTGGAGGGCAAGCGTCTGGTAGGGCGAAAAGTATTGGCTGACGGCTTCTTCTGCGGTCATCGTCGGCAACGGCGCAGGCGTCCCCGCGACCCACTGCCGCTCGACGCGATCCTCAAACCAGACAACGTTCGGCTCCCATGCGCCTTGTTCGGGCTTCGGGATTTTGACCAGCGGCACTACGGATTCGCCCTCTGGCACATCGCGCCAGTTGCCCTCGCCATCCGTAAGCAGGCTGACGAGTTGCTGGGACGGCACAAGGCCGACTGTAAACATTGCGTTAGGTTCCATAAGCTACCTCCACGGCGTAAACATAACCCGCAAAACGCCACGTTTCCCCCGTGGGAATTTCGACCTTCACTGTCATCGCGTCCGAATTGTCATCGGCGGCGATAAATAGTGAGACGCCGTTGGTTGTGTTAGTTCCGAGCGTTTCCGCCGCCGTGACTTGAGTGGTCGTTCCAGCGACATTTTTCAGCATATACCGCTGCACAAAATGGGAGTGCGTGGTGCCGTCCGACTTGTTGCCCATCACTTGCACAATACAGGCAAAGCCCTTGCCGCTGGGGATTGTGATACGGCCTGTTGCGCTCGTGTTATTAGAAAGCTCGTCGCCCGCAATCGTTGCCGCTGAAATGTCGCTGCCCAGATTTAAGGCAGTGCCGCCTGCTGTAGCCGCCAACTTAAAACTGTTGGTGGTAACATCGCGCACAAAGTAGCTGGTGCTGGCAGAGAGATTGCTTCCGCCTGTTAGCGTCAAAAATCTTACGCTCTGATTGGCGACAAATCCGTGGGCCGTAGATGCGATAACATCATCGGAGTCGGTGCCCGTAGCGGATCGGCTGATAAATCTGCCCCAAAGCGGGAAGTGGGCGGCTTGCGTCTGGCCTGCGCTTGCTGGCACAAAGGCCGTATGGGCGATCATCGACGGGCGATCCGCCACGCAGTATTGACCAATGGCGATTGAATTTGCGCCAGACGCAGTAGAAACAGAGCCGCCAATCACCACTGACGAAAGCCCGCTTGCCGTGGCGTTATTTGACCCCAAAACCGTTGACAGTTCGCCCGAAGCCGTTCCGCTTATGGATGAAATAACAACTGAATCTGAGCCGCTCGCGGTGTTATTCCTGCCGCCAAGCAAAGCCGACTCGAAACCAGATGCCACATTTGTTGCGGCGGCTCTGCGAAGCTGCAAATCAACCGCATAAGCGCCTCGTGGGTTTCCACCTGTGGCCGTCCCGTCTGGCCTTGGCCCCAAGATAATCGCGCCTTCTGCTCCTTTTGGCGAAAGCACAAGCGCGGAAGTTGTGTCTGCCGCATTATTAACAATGGCAACATTCGCCTGCATCGCCACCACCGTCCCCGCCGTGATGTTGGTCGTAAAATTGACCGCCGCTCCACCGCTAGTCGTTGAAACCTTGAAGGTATCGCCAGAAATATCGCGGACAAAGTAGTTGGTGGTTGCTGCGGTGAGCCCTGCACCGCCCGTCAAGGTCGGGAAGCGGACGCCTTGGTTGGCCGTGTAAGCGTGGCCGACTGCGGTGATGATGTCCGTGCCTGCATCGCCTGTGATGTTGATGGGCGAGACGGTGTCTTCGATGACGAGGCCGCTTGCCTGCACCGTGCTGCCCCCCGTGCCGTCACTCCGCAAAATAGAATTGTCGGTGGAGCCTGTGCCGCCGCCGATGGTGCCCGTGGCCGTGGCCGTCAAGGTCGTGCCCGAAATCGACAGTCCCGTGCCCGCCTCCAGATAGCGCAGCTTGCCCTCGCTATCGTCCCAGAAAACAATGCGGTCAGCGTTCGGGTCATCGGCAACCAGATCAGACCCCGACACGCTCAACACATCGGCGGTGGATGGGCCGACTGCGGAGATGCCGCCCGATGACGTAGCCGACAACTCCCCCGCCGACAGCGACAAGCCTGACCCGATTTGGATCTCCTCGATGGAGCCTGTGCTGGCGCTCGTCCTTCCTAAAATTCTTGCGGTGGCTTGGGTGAGGCCAGATGCGGTGATGGAGCCAGAGGCGGCTGCGCCTGTAACGTCTGCGACAACGTGGGTGTGGGTATAGACAGGATCAATGACCCAAGAAGAAGATGATGTTCCCTCACTGATAAATCTATAAGACTGCCCTTCGCTAATAGTTACCAGTCCTACAAAACCACCGCCGCCGATGTCTTCTCTGATTGTCTGGCTTCCGACTAAAGTGCCAGTGGTAATGATAACCACATCGCCTTCTTGAACTCCTGTTGTTGGTAGCGTGATGCTGTAAGTTGTGCCGTTGTAATTTTGGATTCTCCACTTTTTGGCTCTTGAAGAAGCAAGCGTGACATTTGCCGAAAGCACAATCCCTTCGCTGATGAATAGCGACTGCGCCCCAATATCACTGGGAGCCAGCGCATCCGTTCCGCCTGTGGCATGAGAGGCTTTGTGCGCCGTGGGCGTCCTCGCATCACTCAACCGCGCATCGTCGCCAGCGCAAAAGCTCCCTGCCACGTTAGAAAAAGAACCCGCCTCGACTACGCCGTTGGTGCCTGTTTTGAGCGGGAGGTTGGCGGTGGTGCCGACTTTGCCGTCGTTTGAGAGGTTGCCGTGGGTGTGGGAAGCGGCTGCAAATGCGGTGCTGTCTGCGGTAGCGGCGGTGCCAAGGCCGCTTACGCTGGTGTTGGGAATGCTGTCGCCAACGAAAAGGAAGGTGTCCCGTGCGCGGCCTATTATGTCGGCGATTTTTGCCTTGTCCACATCGCCACTCCACGCCGAGAGCCACGGCCACGCGGCGTTGTCGTCGTCGCTTGATTCGATGATGTTTGCCGTGATGGGAGGGCCGTCCGTGATGTGCCAACGGGCATTTTCAAAAAACACACTGTAGCCCGATGTTGTGCTGTAGACGGGCTTAGTGTTGAGTAATGTATCTGGCAGCGGGTAATAGATGCCGTTGCCGTCGCCAAACGCACCCGCAGTGAAGGCGGCGCGAACATCATTTGCGCTGCTTTCAATTTCGGAGCCGTCGAGAATAACGGTGCCGATTTCTCCGTTGACCGATTGAACCGGAAAGTCGCCGCCATAGCTCCAGTCATCTGCGCGGACTCCGGTGTTGTTCGTGCGAATGTAAATGCCAGCCTGACGCCGGTTCACCAGCCACACGCCGGTTGACTCGCGGACTAAATAGCTTGATCCGACAGGCGGCGTTCCGGCTGTCTGTGGCAAGTCGGCGAAGGTGGCGACTTCGCCTTCAAGCACAGATCCGCCGCCGCCTCCAGACCCCTTGAGGTCGAAGCTGCCGGTGAACGGATTGAAAGCGAAGCCCATTACAAATTAGAAATTTGAGATTTAAGAGCGGGTGACGGTGGCGATGCGGGCGTCGTCCGATGACGGCGTGCCGCCGACATAGGTGAAGGTGAGCGTGGCGACTGTCTGGCTGCCTTCTTTGTAGACCACCGTGGAGAGATTGTTTGTCGTGCTGACGTAATTCAGCTCAACCGCGTTGTGCTGCGGGATGTTTAGTCCGGCGATGTTTCTGACTGAGACGTTCGGGTGCATACGGTTAGGCGGCGGGAGCGGCGGTCATGCCGAGTTGTGCGTCCTGCTGCATCTTTTGCAGCGCGGGTTGCGCGCCGGTGCGGCCGATGACTGCGTTTTGTTGTTGCTGGAGCTGGAACTGGAAGGCTTGTGCTCTCGCGTCGATCATGCTGCGGAAGATTTCGTCCTGCTGGTAGCGCTGTTGGACGGCGGGGTTGCTCTGGATGATTTGCTGCAAGGTTTGCAGTCTTACCTGCGCGTTTTGTCCGCCCTCTTTGAGCGGGGGTTCGGTGCCTGCGGCGATTTTGGCGAAGGCTCCTTGCTCGTCCTCTTGCTCGGCTGCGGTGGCGGCGCCGATGTCTTGCACCAAGAGGCCCGCGAGATTCGGGTCTACGGCTTGGAACATGTATTTCACAAGGCCGGCGCGGTCGATGACGCCAAAGCTGTCGAGCGGGACAAGCACTTTGGCGAGGTAGTCGAGCTTTGCGCCGAGGGCTTCGTTGTCGAGGAGGCGCGCGTCAAACTCAGCGGTAATGTCGAAGCGGCCCCGGATGTCTTGGGGCGATGCGTTGAATGCCAACTGGGCATTGCCGGTAATCCGCGCGACCTCCTCGGGAGTCATATACTGTTGCGCCAGTGCCATGGTCTGCGCG